ATCATGGCACCAGGACCACAAAGAAAAACGACCGAAGAGCAGCTTGCCGACGCGATGGCGATCATTCGCGAAAAAAATAAAGCAGCGCTCGCTGATCGACGGACGATCGAGGTCCTCAAACAGGAGCATGACGATGCAAAAAACATCCGAGAAAACATCTACAAAATTGCCGCGTACGACCCAGAGCCGCCTGAATGGACGGTTCGTGAAGGCCGCGCCGGCGCCCGTGGCGTCCCAGCCACCATCTGGTCCGACTGGCACTACGGCGAAGTCGTTCGAATGCCTGGGATCAATACATACGATAAGCGGGTGGCCGCTCGCCGGATCAGGCATCTCGCGGAGACCACTGTCGATCTGGCGTTCCACCACATGGGACGCGCTAAAATATCTTATCCCGGCTGCGTGGTTGCTCTGGGTGGCGATATGCTTGGAGGTGATATTCACGAAGAACTGATGAAGACCAACGACCGCACCACGCAGCAGTCGATCGAGGACTTGATCGACTTAATTTGCGGCGGCCTCGAAACGATGGCGACGAGTTTTGGAAAGCTCTTCGTGCCGTGCGTCGTCGGCAACCACGGCCGCTCCACCAAGAAGATGCAGATGAAACAGCGCGTCTTCACCTCGCACGAGTGGAACGTGTACTGCGGCGTCGCGCGCCACTTCAGAAAGAGCAAGCATGTTCAGTTCAACATCCCGGAGACTGCTGACTGCGCGTTTAATATTTTTGGTCATCGCTATCTACTTACTCATGGCGACAGCCTCGGCACTAAGGGCGGCGATGGCATTATCGGAGCGCTTGGCCCGATCATGCGTGGAACGCTCAAGACGCACCGTTCAGAGGCTCAGATCGGAAGAGACTTCGACACTCTTCTCATTGGCCATTGGCATCAATACATCACTCTCCCCGGTCTCATCGTCAACAACAGTCTTAAGGGATATGACGAGTATGCTCATCTGGTTCTGCGCGCACCATATTCGCGGCCTTCGCAGGCGCTGTGGTTCACGCATCCGGAGCACGGCCTCACTGCTCACTGGCAGGTCTACCTCGAAAAGCAGCTAGCTCCCGTTGCGGGCAAGCCGTGGGTGTCGTGGCAGGACTTCGCCGACACCATGAAGGTCGCGTAATGCCCGAACTCAACTTCGCAGCGCCGCCGACGTGCGCCAACTTCTGCCTCAGTGAGGCTTACGGCCGGCTGATTGCCGGTCCCGTGGGCTCGGGCAAAACCACCACGGCGGTGATCGAGTTGCTGCGACGTTCGATCAACCAGAGCAAAGCCGCCGACGGCTACCGCTACACGCGGCACGCCATCGTTCGACAAACGTTAAAGCAATTGAAGGATACTGTCCTGAAGGACTGCCAGAACTGGCTCGGTGGGCTGGGCCAATGGAAAGTCTCGGAGGGGGTGTTCCATGTCGAGTTTGATGACGTTCGATCGGAGTGGGTTTTCATCCCGCTCGAAAATGCGGAAGATCAAGCGCGTCTTCTTTCGATGCAGCTTACTGGTGCGTGGCTGTCCGAAGCAATTGAAATGGACCTTGATGTTCTCGGACCGCTATCGGGTCGACTGGGCCGCTATCCGTCGGGCGCGCAAGGCGTACCGACTTGGCATGGATGGATAGCCGACACCAACTTCCCGACGGAGATGACGCCGTGGCACACGTTCATGGAGAACCCACCGCCGGATATTCAGATATTCAAGCAGCCATCGGGGCTGTCGCGCGAGGCTGAAAATCTCAACTGGCTGGTGCAGACCGAAGAGACCATCAAGCTGCCGCTCGATCACCCCTCGCGGATCGCCCAAGGGCGCAAATATTACGAGCGCTTCGTCGAGCAGTTCGGAGAGAACAGCGACTGGGTGAACCGCTACGTCAAGGCTGAGTACGGTGACGATCCATCCGGCGCCGCGGTCTTCAAGAACACTTTCCTCTCGTCCTTCCACATCGTCCCCGACACGCAACTGGTCCCGGGTTACCCGCTGCTCATCGCGCAGGACTTCGGCCGCAATCCCTGGAGCCTGATCTGCCAGATGGATCACATGGGGCGGCTGCTGGTTCACCAGGAAGTGCCTGGCACCAACGTTGGCCTGGAGAAGCACATCCAGCAGAACCTGCGGCCGGTGCTCTTCACCAGTAAATATTCCGGCTTCAAGCTGTGCATCGTCGGCGATCCCAGCGGCATCGCGAAGGGCACCATCAGCGAAGAGAGTTGCTTCGACGCGCTGAAGCGGCTGGGCTTCCCGTGCTTTCCGGCGCCGACCAACGATATCGAGCCGCGGCTGCGCGCGGTGGAAGCCCTCCTGGGACGTCAGGTGATGGGCGGCCCCGCGCTGATGATCTCTCGCGCCGGCGCGCCGTTCCTGTGCCGCGCCATGAGCGGCGGCTATCGATTTACCAAAATGAAAACGGGTGCGCTTAGAACAGTGCCAGACAAGACCGACAAGGAGGGCTTCTCACATGTATCGGACGATCTTCAGTATGCTGCTCTTGTTGTGCATGGTGGTCTTGTGCCTGAAATTACTCGTCGACTTCGCCCTCGGACGAAAAAGAGAGATAAAGTATCGGCAGCGGGCTGGACTTAAGCCGACGGGGGTGTCGGTGTCAGCGCCACGGCGTCGGCCTTTTTGACCGCGTTGGCCTTTTCCTGCAGCCCGCTATCGATATCGATCCGCATCGCCGATGCCTCTTTGAAGTGCACGCGGGTGCTGGTGTCTTTCAGGTCGAGCAGCCGCATCTCCAGCGCCGCCGAGCGCTGGTGCAGCCGGATGAGCTTCTTGCGCAGCCGCGCGTCGTTCCAGCGCTGCACCGTCGGGCTCTCGTAAATCTGGATGCAGTACCAGACGAACGCGATCACGGCGGCGATCGGCGGCAGGAAGCCAAGGACTGTGGATATCACGACCCCGGTCGATCCGGTGCCGACGACCCAATTGAAAAAGGTACTTGTGGGAGTGTCTGACATAACGCGTTCCTCTGCTGGTCCGCAGAAATAACGCGAAGACCCTTAACAAAGCCCACCATTAAGGAGTTCTTAGGGGAACCCGTGCCATGGGGTTATACTCATTTCGCGGATCGATGACAACATGTCGGACCTAGGACAAAACGGCGTCGTTCAGTTCACGCCGCCAGCCCAACTTGAACAGCAGCTTGGTGACGCAGCGAAAGCGAAAGCTGCCGCCGCTGCGCCTCCGGCGTCTGCGCAATACTCGGAACTCGCCGGATATGTGAAGTCGCAGTTCGAGATTTTCCGGAACCATCGCAACACATCGGCCGGCTGGAGCAACCGCATGCTCGCCGCGCTGCGCAGCTTCAATGGCCAGTACGACCCGACCAAGCTCGTCGAGATCACGAAGTGGGGCGGCTCGACTGTGTACGCGCGCTTGATCGCGCAGAAGTGCCGGGCGGCCTCTTCGCTCCTGCGCGACATTTATCTCGGCCAGGATATTCCGTGGTCGCTGTCGCCTCCGAAAAATCCGGAGATACCGAAAGACATTCTTCAGAAGATCGACCAGCTTGTGCAGCAAGAGGCGCAGCAGGTTCAGGCCCAGCTTGGCCAGCCCGCGTCGGCGTCCGATCTGCAAACGCGCCGGCAGGGTCTGCTCGACCAGGCCGAGGACGCGGCAAAGCGCAAAGCGTCACAGCAGGCGCGCACCGCCGGCGACAAAATCCAGGACATGCTAACCGAGGGCGGATACTACCACGCTCTCGCCGAGTTCCTTGTAGACTTGCCGATATTCCCCTTTGCTTGCATCAAGGGGCCGGTAGTCAAAGTGATACCCACTGTGGTGTGGCCACCGGGCGGTGGGTCCCCAACGGTAAAGCAGACACCCAAGCTCACCTGGAACCGCGTATCGCCATTTGACATATGGTTCACCCCCGGCGTCGCTGATATCGAGAACGCGAATGTAATCGAGAAGCTCCGCGTCACACGGGCCGAACTGAACGATCTTCTCGATCTCCCAGGATACGACACGGCCGAAATACGGGCGGTCCTTGATGAGTACGGCCGCGGCGGGCTCTACGACAACTGGGATACCACGGACGCGGAACGAAGTGTGTTGGAGAACCGCGAGAACCCAGCCTGGAACCGGTCCGGGATGATCTCGATGATGGAATTTAATGGTAATGTCCAAGGTCGCCTCCTTCAGGACTACGGCATGGTCGTACAGGATGAACTGCGCGATTACCACGTACAAATTTGGGTGATCGGGTCACATGTCATCAAGTGCCATCTGAGCCCGAGCCCGCGCCAGCGGCATCCCTACTTCATCACCTCGTTCGAGAAAGTCCCCGGCACGCCGGTGGGCAATGGCTTGACTGATCTTCTTGCCGATCTACAGGAGAGCGCGAACGCGACCCTGCGCTCGCTCATCAACAACATCTCGATCGCGTCCGGTCCGCAGGTTGTCATCAACGACGACATGCTGGCGCCGGAAGAGAACGGGGAGGACATGTACCCATGGAAACGCTGGCACACCCGCTCCGACCCGATGACCTCGAACGGCAAGCAGCCCATCAGTTTTTTCATGCCTGCGTCAAACGCGCAGCAACTGATCGCCGTCTATCAAGAATTTGTGAGTATTGCGGACGACGTGTCCGCGATCCCGAAGTACGTTGGCGGATCGGCCGGCGGTGGCGCGGGGAGAACAGCCTCTGGCCTTGCCATGCTCATGGGCAACGCGTCGAAAATTCTGCAGACGGTTTCCGCGAACATCGATCGTGACGTCGTTGAAATGTCGATGCTCCAGCTTTTCGACCTGCTGATGCTCACCGATACGTCGGGGATGCTCACGGGCGAAGAGCGCGTCACGGTGCAGGGTGTCAACGTCGCGATCCAGCGCGAGACCCTGCGTCAGCGCCAGATCGAGTTCTTGACCGCGACGAACAACCCGACCGATCAGCACATCATGGGCCTCAAGGGTCGCGCGACGGTGCTCCGCAACGTGTCGACGACCATTGGCATGCCGGGCGAAGAGATCGTGCCGGCCGAAGATCAGATCGACAAGATGGTCGCGGCACAGCAACAGCAGCAACAGCAAGGGCCGATCGAGGCACTGATCCAGAAAGCTGTCGACGAAGGCGTCGCCCAGGGTGTCAAGCTGATCGCCAAGGAAATGACGGCCGGCAAGATCGCGCCGATGGATGGCATGTCTGAAGGGCCGCCGGCGCATATCGGCACCCCGAGCGGTGCCGCGCCTCCGCCGCAGTCCACCACGAACAACCCGGCAATGGACCTGAGCCAGCACCCCAACGATGGTACCGCCGAGCGGGCCGCCGCGGCGCAGGGCAACCAGCCCGGGCAGCTATCCCAAAGCATGGGGCCACAGACCCATCTGTCCGGCAATCAACCAGGCCCTGGTGCTAAGCCCGTGAGCGGGGGCGTCGGCTAATGCCCGTCAACACGCAAAAGCTGGTACGCGTTCTTGCTGCCGTTCCCGTTGGTCCGACGGGCTCGATCGAGCAGGTCCACATCCTCTCCACGTTCACTGGGCCGACCGGGACGTTTCCGGTCTATGGCCAGGTGAGCGCTGCCCAGCAGGCCGCCGGCGGTCCGACTGGCACGTTCAAGGAAGTCGTCGCGCTCGCGGGCACAGGCCCGGCCGGACGGATCAAGACCATTATCATTCCGGGGTACGTTGGCCCCGCTTAAGCAGTTCGTAAGGGTTGGTCGCTAAGTGTGGGTCATGTTCGGCATGGTGCCGAGGACCCGGTAAAACGGCAGGGGACTATCATGGCAATTCTCAGTTCACGCAATTACGATCGCAACATGCTCGGCAACGTCCTGAAGCAGGTTGTCGACGTCATCAATTCAGGCTCCGTTGGCGGCCCGACCGGTGTGACCGGGACCACGGGCCCGACCGGTGCAGCCACCGGACCGACCGGCAACACCGGCGCCGCCGGCGCAACTGGCCCGACCGGACCGCTGTTTGGTCAGGTAGGCCCCCAGGGTCCGCAGGGCGCACAAGGTGTCACGGGTCCGACCGGCAACACGGGGCAAGGTGCCACCGGCGCAGCGGGTCCGCTCGGCGCAACTGGCCCGACCCCGGGCGCGACTGGCCCGACCGGCGCTACCGGAACGGGTGTCGTGGGCAACACGGGACCGACCGGTGCAACTGGTACCGCGGGCGCGACTGGCCCGACTGGCACCACCGCGGTCATCATAATCCCGCCGACTTCTGATCCGCACAGCGCGGGTCAGGTCTGGAGCAACGCGGGCGTCCTCACTGTTTCGGCCGGCTAATAGGAGCTTCCCATGGCAATCGGCAACAGTGTAGCTGGCGTCCCGATCGTTCCTGATCCGTCGACCATCTCGAAGGACACTTATGATGACAACCGTATCCCGGTTGTCCTGCATGAGGTCGTCGATCTCATCAACACGAAGAACATCCCGGGCTTTACCGGGCCACGCGGTCCGACCGGCGCCATTGGCGGCGGCGCGACTGCAGCTACCGGACCGACCGGCGCAACTGGCGGCGGCCCGACCGGCCCGGCGTTCTTCGGGACGGGCATCACTGGCAACACGGGACCGAACGGCGTAATTGGACCGCTGGGCACGCTCGCGAGCGCGACCCA